CAATGACACTAAGCCCATTTCTTATGGGTAATGAAACAAGACCTGTGGATCCCGATAGTTACGTTCGTAACTCTAACTGGGGTGCACAGGTCAATTTTATGGTGCCGCTTGATAGTGGAATGATTGAGCAATGCAAGGCAATAGCTAAACGACACGAACAAAAGATGCGGCTCAACTACGAGCTAATACGAGCAGAAAAATGTGCAGACCTTATGAGAAAAGGTTTTACGTTTAGACCTGGCTCACGTGTCGAACACTTGTGTAACGATATTATCCCAATTGTATCTATATCAAATGTTAGAAGCACTAGTGAGCGTAGCGATAGCCGGGATAGCCGGGGGAGCAGCTCTCAATAATCGACTCCATCAACGAGTCAACAATGTACATGATCGTATCAGTGGTCTTGACCGTCGTATAGATGCAATTGAACTTGGCGTTGCTCAAGATTATGTGTCAAAAGCTGATTTGTCTGTCATGACTAAGCGCATGGAAGACCACATGGTACGCATCGAAAACAAATTAGACCAAATAGTTTTACGACATGGCGCATAAGAAAGCGACAGAGGATCAATTTAACGAACTGCATAATCTGGTCACTAAAGAGTTTCTGAGCCGCATCAAGTCGGGCGAAGCATCTACACAAGACCTAAAAGCAGCGTGTGATTGGCTAAAAGCAAACGACATCAGTGGCATTGCCTTTGAAGGTAATCCGCTGGACAAGCTTGCAGCCGTGATTCCTGAAATTGACCCTGAATTAGTACAGAGCAGACTTTATGGCAAGAGGAGTTAGTAATCCTGGCCGGACTGCCAGGCATTATCGAAACAATGCAGCATCTAGAGCTAAACACGTAGCTGATAACTCACCTGGCGGTAAATACGCCAAGTCCAAAGCATACAAACGTGAGCACGAAGCTGCTCGACGGAAACTCAAGATTCGTGGAGACCAAGATGCTGTCCGTAAGAACGGAAAACTTGTTGCGGGTAACCGCAAAGCAAATCGCGCACGCGGAGGACGCGATCGCGCATGACACCACTTCTGCCTACTCCTAATCACTACCTTCATAACTTAGTAACCATGACAAGCAGCGAAGCTACCCGTCTTTGGCGTAAAGCCATCAAGGAAACTTTCGACTGTACATGTGTTTATTGTGGAAAATCTTATGAATTACATGAACTTACTCTTGATCACGTTCGTCCTCGTTCTTCTGGCGGGGAGACGATTACAAGCAACATCGTGCCAGCTTGCACCTGTTGTAACCAGAGCAAAGGTAGTGAGGAGTGGCAGGGATGGATGAGAACCGAGTTCGGTGTTAACCGGCTCCGAGAACACGTGATTAAAAGTCACATTACATAACACCTAAGTAAATAATTAACGGCGCCCGCAAGGGCGCTTTTTTTTATGGCTAAACCCAGGATGTACCTGGGCGAAGTACCTGAAGATGTTTACCAAAGAGAACTAGCAGCTTATAAAAAGCGACGCTCTACATCAAACGATAAAAGGGTATCAGCCCAGTTTACCTATAATGGTAATAACTATACTTTTCAAAAAGGTGGAAAAGGTTATCAGTTAAAACGTTCTGCCGAACGTGTACAAAAAGAACAGACACGCCGTGGTCGTTCTGTCAATCAACAAGTTGCTTTGAGTTCTATCGAGCAGATGATGGTTGACAACATCTTTGAAGAAGCAAATAGACGTGGTTTGCACGTTGATCACAAAATTCCTATTGCTGCAGGTGGCCCTGCTAATGCGCCTTGGAATCTTGGCTTAATGACAGGTGAAGAAAATAGTGCCAAAGGTGACCGCCAAGGTGGTCGTTGGCGTTATCAACCACTTATTGAAAATGCTGCAGGTGCCGTTAAGTTTGCTGCTCAAGCTGTTTTAAATGCTATTCCAAAGCCTGTTAACGGCAACAGCAACGGCAATGGTAATGGTAATGGAAACGGCAAAAAGAATGGCAATGGAAAACCAAATGGCAATGTTAGCCCTGCCTTAAATAGAGGTGTAATTAAATCAACAGCAGGCGCTATCTCGTTTGCATTACAGCCCGTCACAACGACCGCAGACACGGGTTTACATGGCCCACATATATTCTTACCCTAAATGCCTAGAAAACGCCGTACAAGCGCTTCTAGGGGTGTCTCCGTAGCAATACAACTACAGCAAGACTTCAAGCTGTTTCTACAAGCTTTGTGGACTCAGCTTGATCTCCCCTCTCCAACGCGAGCGCAATATGCCATTGCAGACTATTTACAAAATGGTCCGAAACGGCTTCAAATTCAAGCCTTCCGTGGTGTCGGTAAGTCTTGGATTACTGGAGCGTTTGTGCTTTGGACTTTATTTAATGACAAGGAAAAGAAGATAATGATTATTTCTGCCTCTAAAGAGAGAGCAGACAACATGTCCATTTTCTTACAAAAACTAATTATCGAAACGCCATGGTTGAGTCATTTGAAGCCTACAAGCGACGACGCGAGATGGAGTCGTATCTCCTTCGACGTGAATTGCTCTCCCCACCAAGCGCCATCCGTGAAATCCGTCGGGATTACTGGCCAATTGACTGGCAGCCGCGCGGATTTAATGATTCTCGATGACATCGAAGTTCCTGGTAACTCGATGACAGAACTAATGCGGGAAAAACTTTTGCAACTATGTACAGAAGCCGAATCTATCCTTACGCCTAAAGATGATAGCCGAATTATGTTCCTTGGTACTCCTCAGACCGTCTTTACCGTCTACAGGAAACTCGCAGAACGGAATTATCGCCCTTTCGTGTGGCCAGCACGTTATCCCCGTAAAGCCAGTAATTATGAAGGACTTCTCGCACCCCAACTCCAAGCCGATATCGACACCGGAGTGGAACCCTGGGACGTAACTGACGACAGATTCGACGATGAAGACCTAATTGAGCGTGAAGCTGCCATGGGCAGATCGAACTTCATGCTCCAGTTCATGCTCGATACAAGCCTTAGTGATGCAGAAAAATTCCCACTTAAAATGGCTGACCTTATCGTTACTTCCGTTAACCCTGATAAGTGTCCTGAGTCGATCATCTGGTGCTCAGACCCACAGAACGTCATCAAAGATGCTCCTACTGTCGGACTACCTGGAGATTATTTCTACGGTCCAATGCAGCTCCAAGGAGAATGGTTACCTTACGCCGAAACAATCTGCTCAGTTGATCCATCGGGTCGAGGTTCAGATGAGACAACGGCGGCTTATATCTCCCAACGAAATGGTTTTCTGTACTTGCATGAAATGCGAGCTTACAAGGATGGATACTCAGACAACACGTTATTGGACATTCTAAAAGGCTGTAAGAAGTACAAAGCTTCTACACTCCTTATAGAAAGCAACTTCGGCGATGGCATCGTTGCTGAGCTATTTAAAAAACACATTCACCAAATGAACTTCAACATCGGTATTGAGGAAACCCGTGCCAATGTCCGTAAAGAAGACAGAATCATCGATGCTTTGGAACCTGTTCTTAATCAACATCGGTTGGTTGTTGATCGCTCTGTCATTGATTGGGATTACAAGTCAAACCCCGATGAAGCTCCTGAAAAACGACTCATGTACATGCTCTTCTATCAAATGAGCCGCATGTGCCGTGAAAAAGGCGCTGTTAGACATGACGATAGAATTGACTGTCTAGCTCAAGGCATCAAATACTTCACTGACGCATTTGGTATCTCAGCACAAGAAGAAATCAAAGCTCGTAAACGTGACGAATGGAACCAAATGCTAGAAGCATTCCTAGAAGATCCACAGCAATCTGCTAACGCAATTGCTCTTGGTATGACAACAGAACAGCAAAGACAAGCAAGAGGTAAAACATCAGTTGCTAACTGGGTTTAAGACCGATCCCTGCCTTATACAGGGAGAGAAGGGTGGACTCCCCCTGTAATCGGGGAGACATCAAACTCTCCCCTTTTATAAACATCAGGTGAGCGTAGCGAACGATGTTTCTGTAAATACTGACATACATTTATTTATACATGAGGTTCAACTGAAATTGAATCAGTTGATCCGTATGGCATTGCCATCTATATCATATTATTCATACAGTATGGGAACCTCTATAAGTTACATAATTCAATTCATTCATGTCATGGTTATGTCATGCCTGTTTAACCCTTCTAATTGGAACCAATGCATAAGGGTTCATCAATGGATGCCTCCATACATGGTTGATCTACAACAATTCAAAACTAACCCACCCTATAGTCAAGAAAAGAGTGCAGTACAATTACGACAAGAATACGAACGATTGCAACGTAACGTACCATCGGACACGAACGGGTCCAAACTGGTTCCTGGTGTACTACAAAAATAGTGCATGTATTCGATATACTCCTAAAGAAGTAGGTCGTGTGTTTGGTGTAGCTAAATTCACACCTTGGGTAAATGAAATGCGTGACTGGTGTTATGAAATGATCAGTAAGTACGGGTCAGACACAGATAAACAAGATAAACAATATATCCAGTACATCGAAAAGCATGGCTTCGGTCCTGAAGTCCATGAAGAGCCTAATGACAACACAAAGATGGTGATCTGAATGGATTCGTTTCCTATGCCTCCTGTAAAGGTATTACATTGTTTAGTTTGTGGTAAAGAAGTTAAAGTTAATGCGTCATATCCCATTCGGGAGGTAACTTGTCAGGGTTGTTACGTAACAAACAAGCAGAATTTCAACAAAAATTTCTGAAGCCTATTAAAAGCGCCGACACAGGCCGCAGCACCCCATGCCGGGTCGCCGTTTTGGCCCTGGTAGTCCAAGAGACTACCGGTAGAACACTGGGTTTTAGAAGAAACGCACGCGATCTAACTACCGCCCGCCCGTTTTGTTTGTGCGCGTTAATCTCGCGCGATCTGTGGCGCGACCTTAGCTACGCTAATCAATCGATTAACCAATGATAAGCAACGATGATATCCATTGGTACAACAGGGATCTGATGCTGTGTTGTGCCACTATCTCCAACTGTCTACCGTTGCAGAGCTGAAACTGTGGGCTATGTTCAATGGAGATCTGATTTGACGGTTGAGTATCTCGACTCTCCCTGAAAGGGTGAGGAGAGTCTCGATCCTTCAACCATCAGATCTCTTCAGCACCTCGACAACTTGCGACTGCCGACCACGGCGACCTTGCCCGGCGATTGGGTCACACCTTTGGTGTGGGAGACATGCTCCGTGGGCTAACTGGCAGGCTGTGCACCGTTGCACATCTGATACCATGGGGAGCCACACCCTTTAATTGTTCATGGCCGCACTCACTCTCCACCGGGAGACTGCCTGTTCGAGTCAGGCTGTGCTGCATTGGGTCACATGGACCCACTCACTTTTCACTTTTGTATATGACTCGCATTCAATCCCGCACGTCTGACGCTTGCCAGTGTGTGTATGTATCTCTGCTCAAGGGCACAGCCTTGGTTGTGTTCAAGAACGGAGGCACTTACCACTACAGCAATGTGTCACGCCGTGCCATTGCCAACCTGTTGCTCAATCGCAACCTGTCGCTTGGCTTCTGGGTCAACACCAACTGCGTGCAGTCTGATCGCACCAAATGTGGTCAGCGTTGGAACGCAGCACCTTGCGTCGGCTGACGCCGGCTCTCATTTGCACACACCATTACACATCTTCAATCATGACCGCACTAGCTAACCGCACTTGGACCATCCTCGGTGAGGAGTTCGAGTTCGATGAACTCAAGGACATCGCCCAATACGGCGCTGACACTGGTGTTCATGGCTTCACGTATTCCTCTGACTTGTTTGACATTTACGAGGAACACAGTGACGTGATCGATGATCACATTGAGTCACTCGGTTACACCATGGCTGAGATTTTTACTGAGCGTGGCTTCGACACGCTGCAGCAATACAGGGAGTGGGCTTGCTGGGCTTACTTGGAGTCCATGGCTGCACACATCACTGACTATTGATTACCTCAACAGTTGCACATCTGAACATGCGTAAGATCGAGCGTCAAATGATTGACGCAGTTGCAAACAACATTGCTTTGTGGTGCAAAGACAACACAAAAGTTGTCACCGTTGGTGATAACACCTATGTGTACTTGCATGGTCACATGATCGCAGACATTGACATGGAGACAGACACCATGTTGATCAGCGCTTGTGGCTGGAAAACAGCAACAACCAAGAGCAGGCTCAATGCATTGCTTAGTGATTTAACTCCTGGTCGTGCTGGTATCTATCAGAAAGACTTTCAATGGTACCTAGATCACGGTGATGGAGATACGGAAGTAATGAACAGCGACTGTACCTATCTAGTTCATCTCAAATAATGATCACTGAACAAACAATCATCTTGGCCATCATTGGCATGGTCGGGCTATTCAGCTCAGCATTTGTATGGCAACGAGCTAACAAGATCACGTATAAATACTATGACACAAGCACAAATAAGCAGGCTGATTGATACATACACAGAGGATCATGCCAAGGGTTTACTCACACGGACGCAGCTCTTGGCATTGGTGTATCGCCTTGATCGAATCAGTTATTCACAGTCAAAACGCATGGACGCAGCCCATGACTGAGTACACAATCGTTTTCACTGACGGCGAA